AATTAAAAAAGATTTTGCTAGAGTTGCAAAGGAACATAATATAAAGAGAGTACAAAGCGGAATTAGAAAAGATTTTAAAGAAGGCATAAGATTTGCCGAATGGTTAGGATTAGAAAGAGAAGGTTTAATGAAAAACTGGGGATTTGACGGATCAGACCAATACTTATATGCGAGAATATTTTAATGAAAATTTATAATAAAATAGTTTATGATTTTGATAATAATATTATAGAAGAAGATTCTTATGAATATGAAGGTCCATTAACATTAGCTGGACCAGCATTTGTAGCAGCAGCTCCAGCATTAACAACAGCATTACCTTATGTAACAGCAGGAACATCTTTAATAGCAGCAAGACAAGCAGGTGCAACAGCTAAATATAATCAAGATGTTCAAAATAGAAATGCTTTAGTTTATGAACAAGAGAAAGAAAGATTAGAAGGAAAATTAAATTTTGACCTTGCAAGATTTGACGATCAATTTAGACAATTTCAAGGAGAAACAACTACAAAAATTTTAACAAGTGGTGCAGAATTATCTGGTTCTGGTTTAAGAATATTACAATCTAATGCTGAACAAGCTGAAATAGAAAAAAATGTAATGGAATACAATACTAAAGTAGCAGCATCACAAGCTCAAGAAAAAGCAAATTTTGCAAGAGTACAAGGTAAACTTGCAAGGATGCAAGGTAGACAAGCTCAAATAGGATATATATCTCAAGCTGGAACAAGTTTATTAACAACATAAAATTATGCCAAAAATACCTACATTTACAGCCAAATCATCAATTACTTCTGAGCCATCTGCAGTTGTTTCAGATATAAAATTATCACCAAGATCAACTATGGCATCTGCTTTACTTCCGGCTGCAAATCAAGTTCAAGCATACGCAATAAAAAAAAGAGATAACGAAGAAAAATTACAAGCAAAAAAAACTTTATTAGATTTAAAAGCTGAATCAGATAAAATTGTTGAATCTCAAAAAGATAATCCAAACGAACAAGAATCAATAGATGTTTGGAAAAATAATTTTCAAAAATTATCTAATAATAAAATTGCAAATATACAAAATAAAAGAATTAAAAAATTAGTTGAAGATTCATTATCTTTAGAAGAATCAGAAAGTATTTACCATTTAAAAACAAATTCTTTTAAAGCATACGAAAAAGAAAGCATACAAGTTTATAATGATAAAATAAATATGGATGTTGCAAAATACAAAGGTACAGATAATGCTATATTAAAAGTTAAATATAAAGAAGAATTATATCGTGATGCAACAGATTTTAACAATGAACATGAATTAGGTTCTTCTGATTTAGAAAATAGATTAAAAACAATAGATGCTTCATTATTATTTGTTGATTCAGACTACACTATTGGTTTAGGTTTTAATAATGCTGCTGAAACTATAGCAAAATTAGATTCTGGTATTGATGGTGCTTCTTTTATAAATGATGAAATTTTTAGTAATAATATTTTTGCTTCTTATAATCAAAAAATAAATGATTTAACTATTAAAGGTGATCCTAATGCAGACTATGATGAAGCTGAAAGACTATTATCACAGTTAGAAAGTTTTGAAAGATATACCGGTAGTAAAGTTGTTTCTGGAGATAGAGAAGTTAAGTTTGCAAATTTAAGACAAAGATTATTAACTGAAAAAGTTAGCCATGATTCTTTGGTTCTTAAAATTAGAATGGGTGAAGAGTTTGAAGAATACAATAAAAATCAAAGAAATATTTTAAATTCTGAATTTTTTAATGCTTTAGATGCTAGATTTAATAAATCTGCAAATAAAGAAAAAGCTGAAGAAGCTACATTTGAATATGACCAAAGAATTGAATTATATTTATCATCAAATCCAGATGCAAGTTTATTTGAAACTCAACAATATGCTAGAGATTTAAGATTAAATTTAATTGATAAATATCAAGAAATTGACATACAAACAATTACAGCATTTAATTTAGAAGAAAATAAATTTAATGTAATTAGAGAAGCTAAAGATGTTAATACAAGTTATGAAGAATATAAAAAAAATCCAGCAGCAAAAAACATTTTAAAAACTTTAGCTAAACTTAATGGTTATCTTAATGAAGATGGTTCACCAGATGTTAATATGTTTATGAATGATTATACTAAAATATTAAAACAACGACAAGAAGGTTAATATGCCTACAGTTTTAAATCAAGAAACATTAGATTTTTTTGAAAAGATAAAAAAAGAAACGGAAAAAATTGTACCAATAAATTCTGGTATAGTTACTAATCCAGATGAAAAAGATTTTAACTTTTGGAATAAAGCAGGAAGTTTAACTTTATCAGCAGGTCAAGGTGTAGTTAATGCAGTAGAAGAGCAAGGTGATTTTTTAGATGAAAACATTGTTTCTTTGGGTGGTTTTGAATTTGGTGATGGTGATGGCAAAACAGAATTTAAAGATTTTATTCCTAAATATGTTACTCCTAAAAAATGGAAAGAAGGTGGATATTCACAAGAAAGAAACTTACCAGTATTTCATAAGCCAGAAGGTATTGGTGAAAATTTAACTGAAGGTGCAGCAAGATTTATTACAGGATTTATAGGACCATCTAAATTTTTTAAAGCTGTTGGATTAGGTGGTAGTATAACCAAAGTAGGATTAAGGGGTATGGCAGCTGGTGCTGTAACTGATCTTACTGTATTTGATCCAGCTGAAGGTAGATTATCAGATATGTTGGTTGAATTTGATTCTAAGGTTTTAAATAATGCGGTTACTCAATATTTAGCAACAGATGAAGATGACACCGAAATGGAAGGTAGAGTAAAAAATGTACTTGAAGGTATGCTTATTGGTGGACCTCTTGAAATATTGTTTGGTATTAAAGCATTTAAAAAAGCAAAAAAAACTAAAGATGTAGCTGAAAAAGAAAAAATTTATAAAGATGCTGGTGAAGCAATAGAAAGTATTAAAAATGGTAAAAAAACTAAAAAAGTAAAACAAGCAATCTTTGATGGTAATGAAGCTATAAATGCAAAGAAAGCAGTTAAAGCATTAAGAGTTGGTCAAAAAGAAGCAAAGAAAGAAACTGAATCTTTTATTAAATCAATATTAAATACAAAATCATTTAAAAATGCAGATCAAGTTTTAAAAACTATTGATGATGTATCAGAATCATTTGATGATATTACAGTTGATTATTTACAAAATGATGTTTTAAGAAATGATACTGCAGAAGAATTAGCAAAACTATTATCAAGAGATAAGACAGAAGTTTTAAAAGCAATTACAAAAGATAAAGAATTTTCTAAACAAGGTACAGTTAGAATGTTAGCTGCTAAACAAGTTTTACAAGAAATTGCTATAACATTAGAAAAGGTTTCTGTAAAATATTTAGATGAATTTGGTGATGATGTAAAAAATTGGACTAAAGAATCACAATTAGAAGTTGGACAATTAGGTGCTGTTTTAAGAGATACCGTTATAGCATTAAAAGATCAAATAAGAGGTGCAGCTAGAATGACACAAGCTGGAAGAATTAAAGTTGCAAAATCAGAAGGTACTATTGTAGATGTTGAAGAAATAGCAAATATTATAAAAAGTTTTGATGGTAATGCTGCAGTTATTGCAAAAAAAATTAAAAATAAAAATCCAGCAGAAGTTATTAATTCAGTTGCTAAAACAAAATATCAAAGAGTGGTTGAAGCATCAACCTCTCTTTATATTAACTCATTACTATCTGGAGTTTATACTCACGCAATAAACATGAAGTCTGGTTTGTATGAAGCATTTATTAGACCTATAGAACAAATTGGTGGTGGTGTAGTTAGAGCTGATTTAAGAGCAATACAATTAGGCTTTGCTCAATATCAAGGAATGATTATGAGTATGGGTGATACAATGAGAGCTGTAGGTTTGTCTTTAAGACAAGGTGATGCAATTCTTGATCCTCTGCAAAGAACTCAAGATAACTTACAAATAATTGGTGGAAAAGCAACTAGACCTATTAGTGGTGCTAATCTTGGTTTTGAAGGTGCAGTTGGAACAGGTATTGATTGGGTTGGAAAATTAGTTGAGTTACCAACAAGGCTTCTTATGACCGGTGATGAATTATTAAAACAAATGAATTACAGGGGTAGACTATTAACTAATGCTTTAGATAATACTATGGAAAGAGGTTTATCTTTATATTCTAAAGAAGGTAAAGCAAATACAGATAGAATTTTTAAAGAAGGTTTTGATAAAAATGGAAAAGCTAACATAAAAGATAATCCTATTAATGCAGATGCCTTAGAATATGCAAGAGTATCAAGTTATACTAATAGTTTAAAAAATGGAAGTTACTTAAACTTTGGTTCTAAAATACAAAAATTTTTAAACGAAGCACCAGAATTAAGATTTATTGCACCATTTATAAGAACTCCTACAAATCTTTGGAGACATTTTGGAAATCGTTTTCCTCTTCAAATGCCGGGTACTCGTTTTATAACAAAACAAAATAGAGACTTATGGAATAGTGGAGACAGAAGAGCTAGAGCAGAAGTTCTAGGTAGACAAATGATAGGTGTTTCTGCAGTTATTTATGGTTTAAGTTTGGTAATGGAAACAGTTGAAGATAAAGATGGTAATGGTTATCCTAAAATTACAGGTAATGGACCATCAAATTTTAGAATTAAAAAACAATGGTTACAACTTGGTTGGCAACCTTATTCTATTGCTAAAAAAAATGAAGATGGAACTGTAAGTTATTTACAATATAATAGAATGGACCCAAGATTTTTTATTTTAGGTATTGTGGCTGACGTAAAAGAGAACTTTCAAAATATTGATGACCAACAAAAAGAAGCTATAATTAGTACAGCAATGTTAACAGTTTTTAAAAATGTAACTAATAAAAGTTATTTAAGAGGTATATCTGAAGCATTAGAAATAATTGCATCACCAACAGAAAATAAAGCAGCTAGGTTTTTTGGTAATCTTGCAGGAAATTTAATACCTTATTCTGCTTTGAGAAATCAAGGTATTCCCGGTATTACAGAACCAGATCAAATAGCTTATGAATCTAGGAGTTTTGTTGATAAAATTTTAAACAAACTTAGTTTAGGTGAAAAATATTTAGAACCCAGAAGAGATTTACTTACTGGAGAACCTATAGAAAAAACACCAAATGCTTTATATATAAATGCAGATGGTATTGCTTCTTTTTCATTTTGGTTTCAAGGACCAAGTTTGGTTGGTAGAAGATCAGATGTTAAAGATAATCGTGTATTATTAGAAATAACATCTTTAAAAATACCTTTAGAAGAACCAAGTAGAGTAGAATATAAAACTATAGATTTTACAAAAATATTTGGAAAAGTTGATAAAGATAAAAAAATTATAAAAGGTGATAAACAATCTGCTTATGACTATTGGACAGAAAATATTGGTAAAATTAAAGATAGTCAAGGTGATACTTTAATGCAAAAATTAGAAAAAGAAATTAATAGTAAAGGTTATAAATTAAGACAAGAAGGTAATGCTACTATTCAAGGTGGAAAAGAATTGACTTTAAAACTTATATATAATGGTTATAAACAGTTAGCATATTATGATATGTTAAAAAAATATCCTCAAGCTATGGATGATATTAAGAGTGTTTTAAAAAAACAAGGAGAAATGTTAGGAAATAATAAAGATGAAAATATTGATGATACGAGAGATTTATTGCCTTTTGATGGCATTAAAGATAATTTTTTTTTTAGCTTAATGAGCCAAGCTGAAGCAGGTGAAATTGATATAAATTCTGCTATTCAAGAAAGAAAACAAGTAGGATTTTTAAGTGATTTTTTTTTAGGTGAAGATAGTAATTTAATTGGTAATTGGAACAAACATTATCAAACTGATGATAGTCTAGTAAATGCAGGAAAGGCAAAACTAAGATTAAGTTATATGAAAGAACCGGGTTATAAAGTTCCAGATGATGCAATATCAGCAATAAAAATTGCTGCTACAAATTTTGATGGTGATGGTGGTTTTTCAAAAGAAACTTTAATAGATGCTTTAACTAAAATAGGTCAAATAGAAAGTCAATATAAAACAAAAAAACAAAGAGGAAGTAATCCAGAAATAGAAAATTTTTATGCAAGTTCTTATTGGCAAATAGAAGTAGAAACTGCAAAAGATTTATTAGAAAATTCTAGTGCTGTATTTGGAGAAAAGTTTGAAAAATACTTTGTTAAATATAAAGATAATAATAGAACAGCAAGAGAAAGTCTGTTAAGTTTAAAAGATAAAGATTTAGTTAATTTATTAAGAAAAGATGATGCTTTAGCTGCTAATATTGCAGCATCATTAATAGTAACTAGATTTAACACAGAAAATATATAAAAATAAATGATTTTAAATATCAATATATGTGATATAGAAAAGTAACATGACAGTATCAACTACAATTATTAAGAATTTCCACAATGGTAATGCAAGTACAACTAACTTTGCTTATCAATTTAGAATTTTAGAGGACACCGATCTTTTAGTTATTATCCGTACAAACTCCACAGGAGCTGAAGCAACTAAAACATTATCAACA